ATTAAATAAGAGTGCCATTGAGGAAGATGATGAATTGGAAGAGTTTGAATGACCACTAAAGCCTATCCATACAACGTTATCAACGGCCATAACCACAACGGTACCCGCTCCTGGCTCCTTGAATACATACACAAGTGTAAGTCCGGTGAAATAACGGTTGGCCGTGAGATAATACAGGAACTTGACAGAATTATTGATTGTTTCAGTGATCAGACCATTCAGATAGACTTCGAGCCAGCCCATAAGCGAATTAAGTTTATCGAAACTAAATGCAAGCACTCTGAGGCCCCCTTTGCAGGGAAGCCTTTTATTTTAGAATTATTTCAAAAAGCTTTCGTTGAGTCTATTTACATATTCCATATTTACGACGAAGAAGTCGGACGCTATATAAGACTTATACAAGATGTTTTGTTTTTGGTGGGCAGGAAAAACGGAAAAACACCGCTTATATCGGCCCTATGTTTAGCTGAATTTTTCTGTGGTCCGATGGGATTAAAAATACTATGCTCAAGCAATGATTATGACCAAGCCGGATTGATGTTTGATGCAATTAATGCTATGCGTGAAGAATCATCGGCATTAGAAAAAGTCACGCGTAAAAATGTTAAGGGTATATACTTTGGTAATCCGAAAAAACCCAAGAAAAAAGGTAAATTCTCCTATCAAAATAAAGGCAATATTCGTAAAATATCAGCTAAAACAGGGGCTAAGGAAGGTAAAAATATTGGCGTTGGTGCGGTAGACGAGGGCCATGAGTTAAAAGACAATTCTTCTGTTATGCCTATACGCCAGGCTCTTTCTACACAAGACGAACCTCTTTATTTTGAGCTATCTACTGAGGGATTCGTTAATGACGGATACCTTGATGATAGACTAAAAGAAGCTAGACAGGTTCTTAGTAGAGAACTGGATCGTCCGCGCTGGAGGATTTTCCTTTATACTCAAGATAGCGAGGCAGAAATTTGGCAAAATGAAAAGAGTTGGCTAAAAAGCAATCCTGGACTTGGGGTAATTAAAAAATGGTCATTCCTTCGTGGAATGATTGAGGAAGCCAAAACAAGTAAGTCCACAAGGGCCTTTGTGCTTGCAAAGGATTTTAACATTAAACAAAATAATGCCTCCGCTTGGCTAATGCCGGAAGACATAATAAACACTGAAACTTTTGATATGGAAGAGTTCAGAAATTGTTTTGCCATAGGCGCTACTGACCTTTCAAAAACAGGCGACTTAGCTAGTTCAAGAATTATGTTGATGAAGTCTGGTAGTAATAAAAAATATTTTCACCAGCAATATTTTATTCCTGAGTCAAAGCTTGAAACTTTACCAAAAGAGGACTTGCCAAAATTTAAGGAATGGATACGGCAAGGACTGATCACCGTATCGCCTGGAAATGAAAATGATTTCAGCCTGGTAACCGCATGGTATGTAAGGCTATATAAGGATTTTGGCATAAAGACATTTATGACCGGTTACGATAAATGGTCAGCCATATATTGGTCTAAGGAAATGGATGAATATGGTTTTGAATGTAAGCGCGTATCGCAGGAATTTGGCAGTATGTCCGAGCCGATGAAACTTGTCGAAAAAGATTTAGGAAGTAAGTTGATTATCTACAATAATAATCCAATAGACAAATGGTGTCTTGAAAATACTGCACTTAACATTAATTCAAAAGAAGAAATTATGCCCGTAAAAATTCAGGGGCAAGAAGAAAAGAAAATTGATGGTGCTGTAACGATAATAATAGCCTACCGGATATATATTGACAACCGGACAGAATTCCTGGAGCTTGTTAAACGCCAGGTATAAAGCGAGGTGATGAATTGGGGATTATAAGCACGATAAAAAGTCTATTTAGTAGTCAGGATCGCAAGCAATACCAATACGCTAAAATGCTGAATGGTTTTGCGCCGGTATTTTCACAATTTGGAAACAATATATACGCGTCCGATATCGTTCAAATGTGTGTTGACTGTATAGCAACGGAAATATCCAAGTTGCAGCCGAGACACATAAGAACAACGAACGGAATACAGACAACAGTTAATAGTAGCATCAACCGCTTGTTTAAGTTCGCGCCGAATGAATTGATGATTACCAAGGATTTTCTTGAAAAAGTAATATGGCAATTGTATTTAAATTACAATAGCTTTATTTATCCGATATACGACATCGTAACAGATGCCCGTGGTAATACGAGTAGGTACTATACTGGTTTTTACCCGCTGAATCCGACACAAGTTGATTTTATGCAGGATGAAACCAATAAGCTATTTGTAAAATTCTACTTTCCCAGCGGGCAAAATTTTACACTGGCATATTCTGATGTTATTCACCTCAGAAAAAAATATTCCGTCAACGATTTAATGGGCGGCGGGATGACTGGCCAACCTGACAACGCCGCACTACTTAAAGTTTTAGAGATCAACGATACAGTTTTACAGGGCATAGGCAAAGCAGTAAAAACTACTTTGTCAATCCGCGGCCTGCTTAAAATTAACACTATGCTTGATGATGAAAAACAGCAGAAGGAGCGTCTGAGATTTGAGGCTGCGGTAGCTTCCGGGGATAGCGGTATTATAACGCAGGATTTGAAGGGTGACTACACACCTATCACTATTGATCCTAAACTGCTTGACGAGGAAACAATAAAGTTTCTAGATAACAAAGTTTTAAGAAACTTCGGGGTAAGTCTGGCAATTATAGCCGCTGACTACACCGATGAACAGTACCAAGCTTTTTACGAAAAAACTCTCGAACCTATTCTGATCGGCATGGCTCAGGCGTTTTCAGTTTGTCTATTCTCACAGCGCGAACTTGACGTAGGAAACGAGATAGTCATGTATTTTAAAAACATGATGTATTTAAGCACTGCATCAAAGTTGAAACTACTGGAATCTGCAGGAGCGCAAGGATTACTCACGGATGATCAAAAGCTTGCTATCCTCGGTTATCCTCCGCTTGATGATGGGACTGGTAGCAGAAGAACAATGTCGCTGAACTATGTTGATGTGAATGTAGCTACTGAGTATCAGTTAACACGGGCCAAAGCACCACAGGTAAACACGACTTAAGGAGGTGGTTAAAATATCTAAAACAGCCGACAGATTAAAACGTTATTTCGAAGTGCAGGAAATGAGGGCGCTTGAACCGACAGCAGAAGAACCCGGAGCGATGGTTGAAGGTTTGGCCATAGCTTATGAAACCAGTACAAACGTGGGTAATTGGTTCATAGAAGTTATCAAAAGAGGCGCGCTTGATGGAGCTGATTTGAAAGACGTACCACTATTTGTGCATCACAAAGGACAAGCAATACCCTTGGCCCGTAGCCGCAACAATAACGTCAATTCTACGATGCAGCTAACCGTGGATGACAGGGGTTTAAATTTCCGCGCTAAGTTGGATATTGAAAACAACGCTGAAGCTAAGGCGTTATATTCCGCTATCCAACGGCAGGATATAACTGGGATGTCTTTTTCTTTTAGTGTCAAGGACGCTAAATGGTTGAATTTAGACTCCGACTTACCAACTAGGGAAATATATAAATTCTCCAAGATCTATGAAATATCAGCTCTATGGTCTCCTCAGTACGACGAGACAAACATAATGGCTCGTGACGAAGCACTGGACAGTGTGGATAAGCAGGCATTGGAAAATGCCAGGTCAAAGCAGGGGTTGGATAACTCCAGTAACGAGTTAGAGATGCTTAAATTAAGAACACAAATTCTTGCAAAGGCAGGTAACTAAAAATGAATAAGAAAAAACTACTTGCTTTGCTGGCTAAAAAAGAGGCCCGCAAAGCTGAACTGGTAACAAGGTCTAACATAACTGAGGATATTGCAGAACTTCGCAGCATTAACACTGAGCTTGGCTTACTGAATGATGAAATTTCAGAGCTTCGCAGCATTACTGATGCTATGCCGGATGATGACGAACAAAATCCTGCCGGAAATGAAGGCCAGAGAGGCCAAGGCCAAGATCCTAACGGAGAGCAAAGAGGCATCCCTGCTGCACCGGTCGGCAGAACTGCTGTATTAGGCAGTTATGGATTGGGTGGAGTTCCGGGCCAGCAGCAAAGAGCAGCAGAGCCGGAAGACCCGTATGCTACCCTGGAATACAGGAACGCTTTTATGAAATTTGCTAAAACCGGTCAGGTAACTCCCGAACTTAGGGCCGATGCAATGACTACGACTACCGATGTTAGCGCAGTTATTCCCAGCACAATCCTGAACGAAGTTATCAAAAAGGTAACCGTCTATGGTCAGGTATTCAGCCGGGTAAGAAAGCTTAATATTAAAGGCGGCGTAACGGTTCCGATCATGTCCCTGAAGCCTACCGCTACATGGATTGGTGAAAGCACCCCGTCAGAGAAGAAGAAAGTCACCGCAAATACCAATGTAACCTTTAATTACTACGGTCTGGAGTGCAAAGTATCTACCTCGTTGCTGGCTGACACCGTAACGCTTACCGGATTTGAGACTGTTAT